GTTAAAAGAACCAAAAGGTTTATAATTAATGTATGATGTTTATTACACCACCGCAGGAGGACCCTGGTTCAATAGCGGTGCTGATATATGGGTAACTAATTGGATAAAAGAAGTGGCACCTGATTTAAAAGTCAAGCCACTTCTTATTTTCCATAGACATAAACCCTTAAATTACGAAGAATTTCCAATTGACATTGACCATATTTGGGAAACCAACGAAGATAAAATTATTGAAATATTTGAAGGTGCAAGACGTATACATATATTACATGGGCATTATACTCCAACAAAAGCAGTTCATCAAAATTTAGAAAAGATTGATTCAATTGTTTTCCATAACTTAACCAAAGTGTCTTTAATGGCACAACAACAAAAAGATGAATATTTGCATTGGTATGGTAATTGGGAATATGAAAACGAATTAATTAATAAAATAAAAAATAAAGTTTGGGTAGGGTTGTATCATTTTCCATATCAAACGGAAAACTTACATCATATTCCAAATAATTATACATTTACACAAAACAAAGAACTTTCAACATCGGTAGAATTAGGATACGCAGCAAGAGTTGAAGGTAGAAAAAATGTTGAATATATGGATGGGTTAGGTGGATACATCTCAACCAATTCAGAAACATTTAACAAATACTATAAAAAGAAATATGGATACAAATTTGAAAAAACAAAAATTTACAAGTTTGATTACAAATATAAAGAAAGGTTCTACGGACTTGATTGGGGAATATCTCACTCTTGCTTTGAATATGAACCATTCGGATATGGAATTTTTGAAGCAGTGGATTGGGGTAAACTTCCAATACTACATGAAAAATGGCACGTACCACTTGATTATAAATACAAAGCGAATGATGCGATATCGTTTAGAGAGACCTACGAAAAAATATGTGAAGATGATTACGAAACCCGTAAAGCAGAGTTTGAAAAACTTAAGAATTGGATGATTAAAAACTTTTCCAATAAAGATGAATGGAAAGATAAACTTTTAGATATTTATAACGGAGAATAACACTTTATACTATGGCAAGAACAAATTTATCGTTAGGAAATTTATATAGAGCAACAGTAGGTTCGGCAAGAACTACTCAAGCAGTTTCGTTAAATGCTATGAACGCATCGGCAGGAACTGCAGCATCAATGTTGGGATTTGCAGTTGATTCTATAACAATAAATCAACCAACCTACACTTATATAGTAGAAAGTACATCTGAAAATGCAACATTCTCATTTGGTTCAGCTGGTTCTTTACACGGAACAAGAGTTGGAAGTGTGGCAGCAAACTATACAGTATCATTTAATAATGCTAACTTTACAGTAGGTTCTCCAACATTAGGAGCATCACCATCGTTTCCAATTACACCGGCAGCAATATCGGTATCAACATATTCGGAAGCCAGTTCAGTATTATCTATGACATATGCTGACGGATATAATACCGCAGCAACAAACTATAATAGTACAACTACAAAAACTTTATACGCAGTAGACGTTTATAATACAATTAACCAACCTGATTTCTGTTTATTATTTGGAACAAAGATAACTAAAGCAGATGGTAGTGTAGTAAATGTTGAAGACCTTTCCGTGGGTGATTCAATTAAAGCATGGGTTCCAACAGGATTACCAGATGAGTCACAAGATGTAAATAGTGACCAAACTGATTGGAGATTTTATATGTTAGAAACTCAATCGGGTTCATATCAAGAAGTAAATGTAGCAGATGTTGTATTCAACTTTGCAAGTGGATATTATGATTTGAATAATGGTTTAATTAAAGCAACAGGAACTCACCCTCTTTGGGTATGGGATAGTGAAATTGAAAAATATCACTTTAAAAATATTGAAGATGTATTACCTGGAGATTTGGTAGTAACATATGACGAAATTAACGGATTAAACGAAGTTGAAATAACCGATATTGAAATAGTAAATGCAGATGTAGAAATTGTAACACTTAATGTGGAAAATGCCGATGTATATTTGGCAAATGGTATCATATCTCACAACAAAGGAACAACAACACAACCATATATTCCATCGGCAGGATTAAGAATGTATGTAGACCCAGGTAAAGCATCATCATACCAATCAGCAGATACGGCAGATTTGTTAGACCTTTCAGGATATAATACAGGTATAAGACCTGCAGGTGTTGCAAACGCAGCAAGTATCACAGGTGGTAATCCGGTATATAATGCAGGAGTATCTAAAAAAGAAAAATACTTTGCAGCAAATGGTACAAACCAATTCTGGTATAAAGATACTACTACAAATATCAATGGTGGAATTTCTCAATTCAATACTAATACCGGTACGATTCATATGTGGGTTAGACCTACTACAACATTAGGTACAACTACAAGACATATTTTTGATTATGCAGGTTTCTATGGTTTGGCAATTGAGTCAACAGATAGTTCTACTTTAAATAGAGTAAAATTCTATGGTAGTACATTAGGAAATAGTGCACAATTGACAACATCATTATCAGCAAACGTTTGGTATATGATTTCAGCAACATTCCAACCATCAGGAACTGTAACAGTTTATGTAGACGGAACATCGGTAGGAACATTTACAGCAGCAGCATTTACGGCACCATCATCTACTAACTATTTAACAATAGGAAGTAATAGTGCAAGAACAACATTTTGGAACGGACAAATCGGACCAGTATTATTCTATAACTCATTACAAAGTGGTACATTAGTAACACAAACGTATAATTATTTCTCTCCAACTTACAAATAAAGAATTATTGTTTTGGGATAAATTTTTATATTTATATTAAGAATTAATAAATTTAAATTAAAGCATATAAGATGGCAGACAAAATAGTATCACCAGGCGTATTTACAAAAGAAAACGACCTATCTTTCTTACAACAAGGAGTTGCAAACATCGGAGCAGCATTCATCGGCCCATTTAAAGAAGGCCCATTGGTTCCAACAATTGTTAATTCACAAGCTGAATTTCAAACTTTATTTGGAGTACCAGACGGAACATATTACACACCAATGGCGGCAAGTAAATATTTAAGTCAAGCTGGAACTGCAACAATTTGTAGAGTAGCAGGAATTGGTGGATATACTGAAACTGCACCTTTACTATTAACTGCAACATCAGGAGCAGTAAGTCAATCATTGGGTATCTTATTTAATACATCAACTAATTCAAACGCAGGTTTTGCAGCAACAACTATATCGGATAGAGATGGTAATGGTGATTTCTCAATAACAAGTTCAATATTATCATTAACAGCATCTTTAAATTCAACAAGTACAAACGATATTGAAGCAGTATTCGGCACATCGGCATTTGGTGCTAAAAGTGCATATGTTTATGGATTTTTCCAAAACGTTAGTATGTCATTCAATAGTTCAACTTCTGCAAGTGTAACTGTATTAGGTAATCAAAATTTTGGATTTGATGCACAAGAGGCTCAAACACCAATGATTAAATCACAAACAATTAGTGGTGATAGATTTGATTTGTTCCAATTTGAAACATTAGGAGCAGGTAACACAGCAAACACAAAAATAAAAGTAGCAATTTCAAATATTAAAGCAGCAGGAAGTGTAAGTGGAACTGATTATGGAACATTCACAGTTCTTGTAAAAGAATATAGTGATACAAATAAAAAACCAAATACATTACAAGCATTTAATAATGTAAACTTAGACCCCAATTCTCCAAACTATATTGCGAGAGTAATTGGTGATAGAAAATTGACAATTGCAAGTGATGGTAAAATAACTGAAACAGGTGATTGGGTAGTAACTAATAAATACATTAGAGTTGTAATGCCAACAATAGCTGCACCAGTTCAAGCCGTACCTTTCGGTCACGCAGCATATCAATTACCAATCTCTGCATCAGCAGCAATTGGAGCATTGATTCCTGCAGTAACATATGTAAGTGCATCTGCAAATGTATATGGTGGTATTGATTTAGATTTTAATACAGATAACGAAATTTACTTAAAACCAATTCCAGTAGGAGCAGGTATAGGTTCAAATTCAGTATTTGGTTTAGACGCAGCAAATGGTGGTTCAAAAACGATTGGTGATAAAACTGCACAATTTGTAGTAGCATTCCAAGAAGGTTTTGATGGTATGAGCCCAGCAACTTTAATTAAAACAGGAGCAGATATCATAGCAGGAAACTCACAAGGTTTCAATTTAACATCAGCAACAACAAGTGGTTCAGTAGCATATATGAAAGCAATTAACGCTTTATCTAACACAGATGAGTGGGACATCAATATGATTGTTGCACCAGGTGTTATTCAAAGTCAACATACTTACATTTCAAACGCATTGGTAGATTTAGCAGAACAAAGAGCAGACTCTTTCTTATTGTTAGATAGTACAGTTGCAGGAGATAGTGTTACTAACGCAGTAACTCAAGCAGGTCTATTAGATACTAACTACGCAGCATCTTACTATCCTTGGATTAAAACATTGGATAATGCAGGTAAATTGGTAACAGTTCCACCATCGGTATTACTTCCAGGTGTATTCGCAGCAAACGATAGATTAGCAGCTGAGTGGTTCGCACCAGCAGGTTTGAATAGAGGTGGTTTAACAGGAGCAGTTAGTGTATTGAATAGATTAACTCAAACTGAAAAAGATGAATTATATGAAGGTAAAGTAAATCCAATCGTAGTATTCCCAGGAGTAGCAAGTCCGGTTGTATTCGGTCAAAAGACTTTACAAGATAGACCATCTGCTTTGGATAGAATTAATGTTAGAAGATTATTGTTAACAGTTAGAAAATACATCGCATCTACTTCAAGATATTTAGTATTTGAACAAAACACTGCTGAAACAAGAAATGCATTTTTAAATATAGTTAACCCTTATTTAGAGAACATTCAACAAAGACAAGGTTTATATACATTTAGAGTAGTAATGGATGACACTAATAATACTCCAGATGTAATTGATAGAAATATTATGAAAGGTGCAATTTATTTACAACCAACTAAGACGGCTGAATTCATTCAAATTGATTTCAACATCTTACCAACTGGAGCAACTTTTAACGGATAATTTAAGAAATAGATATTTATAAATAGAACAACAAAAAATAAAGAAAGATGCCAGAAATATTAGAGTATGACAAGATGTTCACCAAGAATTGGGAACCAAAATTACAGAATAGATTTATTATGGAACTTAGTGGTATAGACTCCTATATCTGTAAAACAGCTCAAAGACCAAAAATGACTTCTGAAATAGTTGAATTAGACCACATCAACATTAAAAGAAAGATTAAAGGTAAAACTAACTGGGAAGATTTAGAAGTAACATTATATGACCCAATTGTTCCATCAGGTGCACAACAAGTAATGGATTGGGTTCGTTTATCACATGAGTCAATCACAGGTAGAGACGGATATGCAGCATTCTATAAAAAAGATGTAAACTTTTACGCATTAGGACCAGTGGGTGATAAAGTAGAAAAGTGGACATTAAAAGGTGCATTTATTTCTTCGGCAGATTTTGGTGAAATGGATTGGTCTAACACAACTGACCCTGTTCAAATCACTTTAACTTTGACTTACGATTACGCAGTATTAGAATTCTAATCTAAACAAACTATAAAAAGAAGGGGATGCAGAAATGTTATCCCCTTTTTTTATTTTTTAAAAAACATAATATATATAATAAAGACAAAAGTTATATTATGGAACAAAACCACGAACAACAAGTTACAAGAGGAATTGGGGCACAACAATCACAATCATTAAGAGATTACCCATTCCCTACCGAAATTATTTCATTACCATCTAAGGGATTAATATATCCAGAAGGTAACCCATTAGCAAAAGGAGAAATTACAATTAAATTGATGACCGCAAAAGAAGAAGATATTTTAACTTCTACAAACCTTATTAAAAAGGGAGTTCAATTAGATAAAATGTTGGAATCAATTGTAGTAGAGCCAGGAGTAAATATTAATGATTTATCCGTAGGTGATAAGAATGCAATTTTAGTTAGCACTAGATTGTTAGCATTTGGTGCAGAATATCCAATCACCATAAGAGACAAAGAAACAGGAGAAGAAAGTGAAGTTATAATTGATTTATCTCAAATTAAAATAAAAGAAATTGATGAGTCTTTATTGAATAGAAAAAACGAATATGATTATGTTTTACCTGTTTCAAAAACTCCAATTAAATTCAAAATATTAACTCACGGAGATGAATTGGCAATTGGTAAAGATGTTGAAGCAAGTGAGAAATTTTCAAAACAAAGTAACGAAATTACGACAAGATATAGAAAAATCATCATAGAAATTGATGGTAATAGAGATTTAGGATTTATTAGTAGTTTTGTTTCAAATAGATTGTTAGCAGGTGATAGTAAAGGTTTGAGAAAATATATTAAGAGTATAACTCCAGATTTAGATTTAACATACGAACACATACATTCAGACGGCGAAATGGAGGCGTTAAGAATCCCATTCGGGATTAACTTTTTTTACCCTACCGATTAATTACGGAGTAGTTCTACATCAAAAAATATTTCAAATGGTTTACTTTGCCAATGGTGGATTTAATTGGCATGATGTCTATTTTATGCCCGTTCGTTTAAGAGAATTTTATTATAGAGAATTGTTAAAAGCAAAAGAAGAAGAAACATCTCAAATGGAAAAGGTGTCTAAATCAAATTCATCGTCTAAAACGAAAAGAAAGTAATATTTATATATAAATTGTAGAACTATGTCAAAAAGAGTATTATTAGAAATAAATTTATTTGATAAATTATTTAAATCATTTTTAAAATCTAAATCGGAAAAAAAAGAATTAGATTTTATTAAAAAAATGAGAAAAATAAATCCAGAATTAGCAGATAAGTGGTCTGATTGGAATAGTACTATGGATAGGTCTTTGGTCAATATTAAGCATAGTTTAGAAAAAAAAGGTTTAGATACAACTGAAATAGATAAAGTATTAAATAAAGACTACTAATGGCCAAAGGTACAACAGGTAAAGCCCTTAAACAGGATATTAGACAAGTTTTACCAGAACAACAAGAAATTTTAAGAGACTTAAGTAAGCAAAAAGCCGAAGTAGAAAAGATTAAGCAAACGTATGATAAATTAAATCAATCATTACAGAATGCCACTGCACACTCATCTGCCCATTATAAAGTTCAACAAAAAATAAATGATTTACTTCGTCAATATGATGGTGATGTAAAAAATTTATTGGATAATTTAGAAGATGTAAATGGTGCATTTGAAGACCAAAAGAAAAAAATAAAAGCATTAAAATCCGAACTAACGGATTATGTTGATAACTTTGGTGAATTAGAAGGGTTGCAAGCTAGTATTACAAATCAATACGGCCGCCAAAGTGTACAAGCAAAATCATTGGAAGCAATTGTTGACAAAACAAAAGCACAATACAATGGTATAACATCAATTTTAAATAGTAATGCAGACATACAAGGACATCAACGAGATGTTATCCTTCAAGCTTTAGATACTTATAAAAATTTCCCAGTAGTATTAAATGGATTAGAAAAGCAACTTAAAAGAAATGAAATTACTGCAGAAGGATTTCAAGATAGCATAATTAGAACAGAGCAAGGATTCCAAGATTTA